CCAGCATACTTCTGAAACTGGCCGCATCAACTGCTTGGATTGAGTAGGTCACTGCGTTGTTGATCACTTGTGTTCCACCACCCATGCCACCTAATCGATTGTTGGGAATAATACGACCAGCATTATTGGGAACAAACAATTCAGGACCTCGCTCGCCAATCAGAAACGGAGTATTGGCCGCAACAGTTCCGCCATTGGCCATAGCACCACCACCACCACCTCCTGTAATGCCTCCGCCAAATATACTGCCTATTATCTTGCCAAAGAACCCGCCGCCGCCGCCGCCGCCACCAAATGCGCTGGCCAGCAACTTCTGTGCTTGTATTCTAGCAAAGTCTGCAATCATACTGTTGGCCAAGTCTTTGAAACTTATTTTACCAGTTTGAACGAATTTAACAAAAGCATCTTCAAACCCTTTTGTAAAGTTCTGCGCCTGCTGTTGTGCGTATTCAAAATCAGTTTTGATATTGTTGCGATACTTTTCACCTGCCTGCTTGAATCCTTCAACAAAACTTTCTTGTTCTGCTTTGGTTACGGCTGCTGTTTCTTCAATCTTTAATTTTCTTTGATCATACAAGTCATTGATCTCTTGTAGGCGTTGTTTCATACCACCAACACCTTCAAATGGCAAGTTTTGTATTTTCTGGATGGCTTCCAATTGTGTTTTGCGTTGTTGTTCTAGATCAAATAACTTTTTAATATTTTCTTGATCAGTGCCACGCAAGTTAATAATACTCTTTTCAAGACCTTCGCGTTGTGTGATCAGTGCCAAGGCTTCTGTTTGTGCTTTAACTTGTTCAAATGCACTCATTCTTGCGGCATCTTGTGTGCTTTGGAAACTGGCTATCTCTGCTTGCGCCTGTGCCATTTGTTCCATAAATTCAACAATGTTTTTAACTTCTTGTTGCTGTCTTGCGTATTGTATTGTTTGTTCTCTGGTGATATTGTAGATATCAAGTTCACTGGTGCGTAGATCTTCTAAGTTGGCAATCTCTTTGTTGATTAGAGCCAATGTGGCGCCTTTGGCGCCTTTGCGCTTTTCTTCTAATGCGGCTGTTTGATCGGCATAGCGTTTGTTAATATCTGCTGTGGCTTTCATTGTCTCTTGTTCTTCTTTGCTCTTGCCCAGCATATCAACTTCACTGGTATAACGATCCTGATTGGCCTGCGCTATTCTACGATAACCATCTGCTAGACTGTTTACAGCATTCAATTGACCTTGTAGTTCTTTGCCTGTTTGAACAGGACGCTTGACATCATTTGATGCTGTGCTTTCAGCACGACTTCTATAAGCACCCATTGTTCCTGGTTGCGTAGAACCTTCTGTGCTTTCTTGTTCATTGTTGCCGCCAATAACTCCTAGTCCTAATGCGGCTCCTACACCACCAGCAATAAATCCTACCAATTTGGCGGCTGCTCGTAAGGCTGTCATTAATGCACCATTCGCCGCAAATGTTGCACCGCCTGCGGAGGCAATACGAGAGAATAAGGTGGGTATTGCCGCCAATCCTCTACCTAGACTACCTATCAGGGTTGCTATACGGCCGAATACTGTCAAGCTGAATGCCGCTACCAACACAATGGCCACTGTTTTTAACACTGAAATCATTGAGTCAAGTTCTGTCTTGCTCTTGCTAATGTTGTTGATAAATTCAACTATGGGTGATGTGATAGTTAAAAATGCCAACCTAACATTGTTCATTGCTTCAGCAAAATTGTCATTTAACTCTGCGGCTTTGTTCACAGCTTCAGTCTGTTGATTAAACTTGCCACGAAGTTCATCCATCTTTGCCGCAAGGTCTGCAGGTGCAACACCTTGCATACTTTTACCAAACAACTCAATTGCTATGGCAGTTCGTTGTGCTGGATCTTTGATATTCTCAAAACCTTTTATGGCCTTGTCCATTAAATCTGCTGTGTTTAGACTGCCAAGGTCTTTAAGACTGACACCTAACTTGCCAAAGCTTTCCTGTGTCTTATCACTGCCGCCTGCGGCTTCTTCAATGCTTTTGTAAAATTCTGTAACCAGTTTACCTGCATTGCCTGCTTCACCACCAGACGCTTGTAAAGCCGCTTGTAATTCAATGATACGACCAACGCTGAGTTCAGTGGCCTTGCTTAGGTCGCTGATGGCATCTGCGGCACCAATTGCACTACGGGCAAATGCACCAAATGCCGCACCTATCAGAGCAGTTTTAAGTCTGGTCATTCCTGTCATCAACTTATCTGTTTGCCTGCTCAATCCAGCAAACGCACTATCAACATCTTTAGTTGCTGATGTGGCATCTTTGGCAAATTGTTGTGTGGTTGTGCCAGCTGTTCGAATTGCGCGAATGTAGCCAGAACTGTCAAGTTCAAGTGTGACTGCTAAGTTTGCCATTATTTAATTTTTCCTGTTAATTCTGTAATGCGTTTTTGTAAGAACCTTTCAGTGGGTGCAGTCATACCTTGTGGCTTTAGTTGGCTGTAACCATTATCAAGTCTTTCAGCATAAGGGTAATTGGCATCAATGGTGTTGCCACGCAAAGTAGTATTACGAAACGCATTGCCACTGCGGTATGGTGTGTTTGCACGAAACTCATCATAAGCTTCCTTAGGCAATGTTTGAGCAATGGCTTCTGCCTGATCAAACATTTTACTAACTGCGCTGATGTTAAAGTTAAGTGCCATCTTTACGAACCCTCTCCATTGCTGCCATCATCTCTTCTTGAGATAACTTGGGCGTTGCTTTCTTACCATCTGCCTGATCTTGAATATAATTTTGATATCCAAGTGCGGCATCCAATACTACTAAATCAAATGTGGAAGCCTTACTCATTACTTCACTGGGCAATAAACTGTAACGCTTCCCTAAGGCATCTATGCTGAGTAACATACTCATTTCAACACCTCCAGGATCTAAGGCTTCCTGCGTTACTTTCCCAAAGTTTCCACTACCTTACCAATTACCCTAGTTAAAATATTACTGGGTAATAGAAACCCATCTTTGACAATTGGCGTGCCATCTTCATCAAGAATCATTTTGTTTACGATCTCTACCATGTCACCAAAGTCTTCATTTTTCATAGTTGCCATCTTGACAAACACATCCATGCCTGTGCGGTCATAGATCCAGAACTCCAGTGGTTCACCATATTGTTTAATGGTATCCTCATCCGTGAGTTCTACCCGGATCAGTTCAGGCTTTTTGCTTAGTTGTGTTAATTTCATTTTATATCCTCATATCGTTGTTTCAAGTGATGAACAGTTGCTAGTGCAAATTTCATCCTCACATCTGCTTGTTCCAAGTCCTTCTTGGCACATCTGATTTCGCTTAGGGCTTTGGCTATTTCTGCTACTATACTGCGAAATATCTCATCGTCTGTTTTGTCGTCAAAAATCATAAAATCTCCTATCAGGATTATTTAGTCAAACAAAAACCCGCACAGGGCGGGCTTTTGCATTTTCAAAGAATGAAAATTAAGCCACTGTATAATCGCCACTGATGGACAATGTTACAGGTGTAACCCACACAGGTGCATCTGCCGAGGCTGTCAAAGCCAAGCCAGTGATGTAGCCAAAACCACTAAGAGTCTTGCCTGCACCGCCTGTGCTGGTGTCGCCTAGATACAATTGGAATTCAACCAATTGTTTGTCCTTGCTTAGACCAAAGATACCTTTGTTCACAGCAACGGCTGCACCGCTGCCAGTTCCAAAGAATGTGGTTTGATCTAAAACAATGTTCAAGTCTAGACTGTTTGTTGCAGTGGTTGCAACTTGTAATTTACTACCTTCATCTAATTGTGTCCATGTAAAAACATCATTTGCGTTGTTAACGGTGATGTCTTGCATGGCTGGCACAGTTAGGTTTGAAGCATCGCCAGTTACGCTGATGTTGAGTGTTGCTTCAACGCCTGCTACGCCGGGTGCTGGAAATATGAATGCCATATTATGTTTTCCTTTATGCTAAATTTGCGAACCTATATTCGCCTGCATAGACGACTCTGTCGTTGTCTATGCTGACTGTATAGTCAAACAAGCGTGTGAACACGCCTGTGATGGTAGTGATATCTTTAGCACCACCAAGGATTGTCAAAGCTGAATCTAAATCAGTGTTTCTGTTTTTTGCATCCATGGTCAAGAACCATCTTACAATATTTGTTCTTTGATTGATCTGCAAACTACCCAATGTGGGCAGAAAGGTTTCTTGCTCAGTGTAAGGTTCATCCAAGTATACTCTACGAGCATTCTTTAGATAAAGAGGATTAGTCCCTTCTTGGAAAGGCAGTTCCTGACTGGTCTTGATAGACGCAGTCAGTTGTGCTGTCAAATAAGTTAATAATTGTGTTCTCATCTTATACGAACTCTATTCACTATGCTGGCCAACTTGTCTGCCAGTTCAATTGTGGCATTTTCACTGAAGTCATACCAGTCGCCGGCCTCAATCACCTCATCAAACAAGACATTATATGAATCCTTGTAGAACTTGATCTTTTGGATCTCTGCACTGTCAGGATTGCCAAAGTCAGCAATTGAAGGATATGTATATTCATGCAATGCCAAATATATATTTAGGTCCTTGAATTCCTGCGTTCTGGCTAGGATATAATCTGGATCAACTTCAGGCAACAGGTTAGGATCTACAATCCCTGCCAGTTTACGCTGATAGTCTCTCCACCAACCTGAGTTTCTAATTTGTGTTAGAATACGCTGACTGGCCTTGTTTAAGAAGCTTTCGATTTCTGCTTGAGTTAGATCTTCATTTGCCTCAAAAACACGGGTATCACGAGCCTGTAGCTCCGCATAGGTAGCGAAACGCAGAAAGGTTGCGCCACTGTATACAAAATTTGGGTTGCTCATTGTGATAGTCCTTTAGATTAATTTAGCAATTAAGGGTTCATGCTGGAGTCAAACTTCAAGTGACGACCTAGCGCATCTTGCAATTCACCCACGCCATAGTAGGCTGAACATACGATATCTTCACCTAGGAAGGCTGCGCGACGCTGTGTTTCAATGCTGATGTCACCGATTAGACCAAAGCCTAATGCATCTCTATGGAAAACAGCACCAGCGTAATCACCAGCAGTGCCAGTGTCAACAATGTTACCTGTTTCATAGATTGGGATTCCGGCCAATTGGCCTACAAAGCCCATACGCATTGCTTCGTTAGAAACTTCGCTGTATGCGCCTGCTGTAAATCCTACGCCGCCTGCTGTTGTCAAGGCTTTCTTCAAGTCGAATGCAATTTCTGGGTGCAATACGCAGACAATGCCGTCCATGGGCACACCTGCGGCACGCAATCCGGCCACTGATTTGAAAATGTCTTCCGCAGTAATTGGCACTGTAAAGTTACCAAAGCCTCCGCCAAAGTTTGCAAACAATCCTGTTAAGTCTTGGTCAATTTTTCGGGCTACGGCCTCTCCAAATAATCTTCCCAAGTCAGCTACAACATTACTTGCGGCTGAAGCACGAGCTAAGTCTGTTAGCAATGTGCGGATAGCAACTGGTGCAATTGTCAAAGTTGCTTCAGTTGTAGTAACTGCTACATTAGGCACTTCACTGCCTTCGCTGACCGCGGCAGCAGTTTGTCTAGGATAAATTGGAACATTTACCGTTTTACCTTGTCCTGCAGACAAAGTGTAGTTTTTTACCAATCCACGCATAATGGATTGTTCATTGAATACGAACATTGCTTCCTGAATAATTTCAGGTAACAAGGTCGCAAGCGTTGAGGAGGTTGTTTCATTAGCCATAATAAATTTCCTTTATAAGTTAGGCTATACCAGCTGACTTACGATAGTCAGCGTATATTTTTCTATCAGCGGGATTTTTCATATCCAAGTTTTTCATATCAACTTTCTTTGTAGTGGCACCTGTGACATTGCTCTTAGTGTTGGTTGTTGCAGGCTGTGCTGACACAAAGTGCGGATTGCTTTGCAGCCATGACTGCACAAAACTATCCACACTTACTGGTCGCCCACTGTCGTCATAGCGCACAGCACCTTTATCATCTAACACTTCAACTTCACCATCTGGATTAAGTCTAACACTGTTACGAATCAGTGCCTTGACTTGATCTGGATTCACTGCACGATAACGAGCAGCCGCATCTACAATTGGAGTTTCTACTTTGAAACTTTCAATTACTTTATCCCGCTTTTGAATTTCTGCGTCCTTCTTGGCCGCCAATTCCTGAATCACAGTTTCAAACTGGCCACGCTTGAGTTGTTGTTCTTGTTGACTCTTCTGATGCTCACTAACAATTTGTTTGAGAGTATCTGGATCACCAAGTTCTTCATACTTTGAAGTATACTTCTTTTCTAACTGAGTCTTAGTCTTT